GCCTTCGTAGGGGCTATATTAGGTAGTTTATTAGGAGGAGCATTTTTTCCTAACTTATTAGGTGCAGGATTTATAAGTACTGCTGCTGGAGGTGCAGCATTAGGTTCAGGACTAGGCACTTACCTAGAAACAGGTGATTTAGAAAAAGGTATTGCATCTGCTGTATTAGGTTACGGTTCTGGTCAAATTATGGGTGATATTATTAGTGGACCAGTAGAAGAAACGCTTGCAGAAGGCTTAACTGATACGGCTTTAACTCAAGCAGGTGATATAGCTGCACAACAAACTGTAACAGGAGAACAATTAAGATTAGCTGCAGAACAAGGTATACCACTAGACCAACTAACTCCAGAAATGCAAACCCAAATAGACATCTTAGGTGATTTAAGTAGACAAGAAGCTATAAATAAAGGTTTAACACCATTACAAATAAAAGACATAACAGAACAAGCTGCTTTAGGTGCTGAACAACAATTTATGAATATGTCAGGTACTGAAAGATTAGGCAATCTAGCATCTAATTTTGCTTCAAAAGATACTATACAAGCAGTTGCTGATAACTATCTTCCTATAGCTTTAGGTGGTGGTTCATTAGCTGCACAGAATGCACAGGATAGATACCTTCAAGATATGGATAGATTCAGAGCAGAAAGGGAAAAAAGAAAGAAAGAAATGTATGCTAAATATCCTGAAGTAATACATTCAAGAAATCCTTATTTAAGATATTTTTCTGCTGAAGGTGGAGAAGTGCCTTCATATCAAGAAGGCGGAGAAGTTGTATACGGTGTAGGTAATGAAGGACAATTTAGACCTGCTAATACTTATATGCCGGGAATTGACGCAGAGTTTAATTTTTTTCCTGACAGAGTAATTCCAGCAAGTGCTATTAGTGCTGCTGAAGCTGCTGCTGGAACAAGACAAGATTTTACACCTCCTCCTGTTTTGCCTAGCACTTATCAACCTATGGTATTACCTGATTACGACTATGACGCTGTACCTACAGGTAGTGTTTTAGCAAGAATACAGGATGCTTATAATGCTGGTTTACCAACCACTACACAGTTGCTAAGTCCTTTTCGTAACGTAGGATTAGAAGGTGCTGTAGCAGGAGCAGGACGTAGTTTTGTTGCTATGGGTTCTGATGTAACTCAAGATAATCCAAATCAAGTGCAAACAAATGCTAACACTTATGTAAATACAGATAATGTTTATGATACTGGCTCAGGACAAACAAACATGACTGATAGCGATTTAACTAATAATCCGGGCAGCACAGTTATTGATAACAATGACGGAACATCTACAGTTATTTATGAAGATGGAACAACTACTACAGTTGCTAACCAACCTTATACAGAAAGTGTAACAGTAACAAGTAATACTGATCCAGTAACAGGAACTGAATTACAACCGGGTGATGCTGGATATGTTGATCCTGATAGCGAAGAATATACAGAAGCTACTTATGCTTATGGAACTGGTGGCGGTCCTCAAGGAATGAATCCTTATCTTGGTGATCCAGCAACTACTATGACACAGGTAGAAGCTAATAGAGCAACTTTACAAGACTCAGCAGTATCACAGGGAGTACAAGAAGCTTATGACGCTGCTATAGATGCGGGAGTACCAGCAAATAAAATAGTTATAGGAACTGATCCAAGTGCTGTTTCTAAAATTGTTAAAGATAATCCTGATACTGAAGAAGATGAATCAAGCATTATTGTGGGACCAACAGGTTACGGCAAACAAGGCTCATTAGAAGACGGTACATTTGTTTATACAAATACAAATCCTGCACTTGGTTATGTTGCAGATTCTACTGAAAATTTTTATCCGGGTGAAAGACGTATAGCAACTTCAGGAATTTTGATAAGCCCTGATGGAACTAGAACACAAATAGATGATTTGAGCACATTTAAAAATCCTATGGATGGTAGTGTAATTGAACTTAATAATGGTTATACAGTATCAAATGTTCCGGAGGTAGGTGATATAAGCTATTCAGGTGTAGGTATGTTTGCTAATGATCCTTCTTATGGTGGAGCGTATGAAAGGGACCCTGCTGTTCTTCATGCAGGAAATATCTATAAAACACTTAGCAGAACAGAACAAGCAGATAAAAGAACTGCATATCAACAAGCTTTAGCTGATGCTTTAGCTAGAGGTGATATACCTTCTGCTGATTATCAGAAGTTAAAAGAACAAACTTATGAAGACTATTTAGCTTATTTAGAAGCTCAAGCAGCAGAAGAAGAAGAAAAAGAAGAGGAAAAAGAAGAAAAAGAGACAGAGGAAGAAACAGAAGATAAAGAGTATGTAAAAGATGAAAAGAAAAAAGATGATCCTCTTTATACTACTGATACAGGCATGATGACAATGCAGCAGGGTATGCAAGTTCCTGATATGAGTCGTGAAATATCATTACAACAGGAAATAAGAGAGGCTGTTTTAGGTAATCATCCTAATCCAGATTCAGTTATACAAGCTTTTATAGAACAATTTGGAGTAGATGCTTTTTTACAAGCTAGAGACACTATACTTAGACAACAAGTACCTAATGCACAAACACAAGGATTAGTACAAGGTATAGGTGGAGGTATGGAAGATAACATTATGGGCATGATTGGAAACCAACAAGGTGTTGCTGTATCTCCCGGTGAGTACATAATACCAGCAGATGTGGTTTCAATGTTAGGAGATGGCAATACGGACGAAGGTTCCGACAAGCTTGATAATATGTTAGATAGAGTTAGAGTAGAAAAAACAGGCACTACTAAACAAGCAAAACCTTTAGGTAATAAAAAAGTAATGGCAGGTTAATATGAATACGTTAGAAGTTAATAATTTTGATGAATCAGATACTAATTACGTAAATATAAAAGAGGAATATCCTGATTACATAATTAGTTTAATTCCTATAAATCTACTGTATACAGTATGGGATGATGCAAAACCTCATTTAGAAAAAGCTGTTAGTCGTTCAGGTGGCAGATGGACTATAGATTATGTTTACGAAGCTTTAATGAATGATGAACAGCAGTTATGGGTAACTTTAGACA